CGCAAGGCATTGATCACGTTCAGCGGCCTATCCTGCATGTAGGCCTGTTCCTGCATCCCCTGCTGGCGTGCGGTCAGGCCGGTATTGATGCCCTGCAAAGCGGCTTGGGTCATCAGGTCGTTTTCCTGCTGGCCCTGGTCGGTCATGGCGTTGTTCCACGCTTCGGAGCCACGGGTAATGCCTTGATTGGCTAGCTGGTTTTCCAGTTGGCCGCGACGGCGTTCAAGCTGCGGCGTCAGGCGGGAGAAAATCGCGTCCTGTACCGACTGGCCCTGAATGGGCATTTGAGCCAGTTTGGATTCGTCGATGGTCGGGTTTTCAAGGAGCCGGTCAACATACCCCAGTCCCTTCTCTGCCGTGCCGAGAAGCCCTTGATTAAGGCGAGTGTTTTGCTCTAAAATTTTTTGCTGGTCCGGCGAGAGCGTTATAGTTGCAGTCCATCCGCCATCAGGATTAGTTTCATTCCAAAAATCACTCTCCTTAGGCATCATCGGCATTGCATTTCCTGTGGCCGCCGAACCACCTATATCCTTTAATGAAAATTTAGATTGGCTTGCCGCTTGTTGTGGGTCGTTCAATTTAGCGTAATAACTACGCATGGCAGCATCATATGCGTCCTGATTAAATGATCTCCCTGTATCCTGCGTATAAGTCAAATTCCCATAAGGAGTGACCTGATTAACCCGATTTGCTGCTGTTTGCGCACGAACGGCATCCAGGTTTCCCTGTGCGGTCTGCTGGGCGGCGGCAGCGTAGTCAGGCGGAGGGGGCGCTTTGGGCTTCGACATACTTCACCTTTAAATTTAGCCATCTACATTGATCGCGGAACAGGCGATAAACCAGCACGTCGCCATCCGGGGCCGCGTCTTTGAGGGTCGCCTCCAGCTCAAAGCCCAAGTGTTCATCAAACCTTCGTGCGTCAAGATTGGACGCCGGGACAAGGCCGGTAATGCGTTTTACTTTCAACTGCTCGAACGGATACCAAAAACAGAAATGCAGGAATTCGCGTGTCAGCCATCGCCTGCCGGGTTGGGCGGCAACGTGCATGTTAATCGAAGCGCCGTTGTAGTAATCGAACAGAACCCCGGCGATCAGTTCGCCGTCTTCCTCTAGACCGATGGCGGTATAGTCCGCAAACCCGCCCACGTCGAGCGCATCCCCCACAAACGCCGCAACACGCTCCGGCTGGTCGGTGACGATCCGCTTCAACCAATCACCCCGCCGACCTCATACACGTACACGGTCGAGGCCCATCGGATGTTGACGCCATTGGACGCCGTGACAAGATGCAGCGCGGCGACGTTGCCGATTCCGCCGATGGTCTGCCAGTCTTTCTTGATCGAGTACGATCCGCCCCATACCGACGCATCCCATGTCGCGGAATCCCAGGTCGCCGCAACGGTTGCCGTGAACGTCGGCGTTCCAACTGGAGCACTGGTGTCGTAATCCGTATTGATGCCGAGCAATACGCCGGGATTTCCATCGGTGGAAATGATCGGCTTCGCCATCTTGAAGTGCTTGATGTTGCCGCGATTGCCGAACGCGGAGAACGCCGGCAGGACTTCGCCTTCAATGTTGGCGTTAAAGTCGCTGTTACCGTTCCACGCCTTGCAGACCTTGCCCGCCGTGCCGAAGTAGATTTCGTCGTCGAACAGCTCCCAGCACGTCGCATCCCAGCCCTCGAACCAGCACCACGCGCCGGTGATGGTGTTCATCACGTACTGCTGGCTTGCCGTCGAACTGGTCGGCACGTTGAGGATCAGCATGTTTTCGACCGGATACGGCAGAATCTGCCAGCCGAAATTACTGCCGTAAAGGCTCGTCGCTTCGCTCACGGCCTGCTGAATCTTGTCAGTCAGTGCCGACTTGGTGTTGACGCGGCTGCTCATCAGGGCGCTGGAAAACGGCAGCAAGCCATCCTGCGACACGATCAGCAAATCCCCGCCGAACTTGACCAGACAGCGCCGCCCGATAGGGTTGCCGATGTGCCACACGCCAACAAGCGCCCAGGTATTCGCGCTGCTGGGGTCGGTGCCTTTGTAAACCGCCACCTCGCCTTCGGACGTGACAAAGACGGCGTGATCGTCCAGCCCTTCGCCAGCATCGAGCGACCATGTACCCATCGCCATCAGATAGCCGCCGCGCTTGAAGATGGGCCGGAAATCGAATGATGCCGCTGCCCCGGCGATGGAGTCAGTCGGCAGATACCACGCAAGCAGGGTGTCCTTCTGCACCCCCCACACCCGGCGCTTATGGATGTTGAGGTGAATCCAGGTCGCGGTATCCACCCCCGTCACCGTATAGGTCGCGCCGCCGTCCACGTCCCACGCCGAGCCGGTGTAGTAGCGCATCTTGTCCGCGCCGTTCACCGCCAGCAGGAACGCCCCGCCCGTAGTGGAAAAGTTCACATGCTGGAAGCGGGCATTGGTCAGCGCCGTTACAGCAGAAGCCGGGGGCGTGCCGTCGGTGTCGCTGTTGGTCACGTCCACGATTTCGGCAGTCGCGCCCACGTCCACCACGGCGAACAGCTTGGACGCTGTGGCCGACTGATAGCCCATCAGTGTTTCAACCGTGTCGCCCGTGAAGCCCGTCACCCAATCAATCACGCCCTGACGGAGCATCACGTCCGATGCGGTCGGGAAGTAGTTTTTGCAGATAACCGCGTCCGTCTCGGCCATGTCAGCGATGTTGTCGCGCTTGTTCCAGCCACCCGTAGGCGCGGGAATGCTTGCCGTCCTGGCGACGGGGCGGCGTTGCTTGACCAGCATCAGACGTTCCAGCTACCGGACGGCACCGCAACCGCCGGGAGAATGTCGTAGCGGTTGTCGGCGAGGTTGATCCAGTCTTTCGAGCCGTCTCGGGCGATGGCGTCGATCACCCGGCGTTCGTACTTCTCAAGGTCGGCGGTGTAGTCAAAACCCTTCGCGGCTTTCCAGCGCCAGATAAGGCCAAGCGTCAGGATGCGCTCGTCCAGCAGGCCCACGTCCGCATCGTCGGCAAAGGCTGCGCGCTCGGTTGCGCCGGTCGAGTCGGTGCACCAATAGCGGCTGATGTACTCGAAATAGCACGTCTGCCCCGCAGTCGGCGCGGGGATGAACATGAGGTCATCGCCACGGATGCGGAACTGATTGAACGGGCCTTGAAACGCCATCGCCTTGCGCTGCTGCCAGCGTTGGCGGGTCAGCGGGCCATATACGGGCCGGCGCAGGTCGCGGTTCCAAATCGTGTCATTGATGATGTAATCGAGGCCGGGCGCAATGCGCGTAATAGCCCCCTGCACCTCCGCTGCAACCGTGGTGAAGCTCGTTTCCTTGGTGATCGCCTGCCATACGTGCCGCGTTGCCAGCGCCTCGCCTTCCTCGTTCAACAGCGCGACCATTTGGATGATTTGCGCATCCGTATTGCCGATGGCCGCGTTAGGCGAGGTCAGGCCGACCCGTTGGCAGGCGGTTTGAACGATGGTCAGGCAGGTCATTTAGGCGGCTTCCTGAAGTTTCGGCTTGCGGCCACGGCGCGGGGCGTCCTCGCCCGCTTCAATGGCGTTCATGCGCTTTTCCAGCGCGGCAATCACGTCATCACGCTTTTGCAGTTCACGCTTGAGGTGCGCGACTTCCTCGGCCACCTTGCCGCCATCCTGCGCGGCTTCCAGATAGGCGCGGCACTTGTCGCGGAACATGCGTGCACCCATGCCTGCGGCTTTCAGGGTGTCCTCGGTCATCGAGGCGGCGGCTTCCACGCTGTAGATGTGAAGCTGGGCGTAGTTCTCGGCTTCGGCAGGCGTCACAAATGGCACATTGCGCAGCGCGGTTTCGCCTTCCGGCACATTGCCATCAATGCCGTTCTTCCAGTTCTCGTAAGCGCGGTGGAAGCCGTCAACCCATTCAGCCGGGTAGGCGGTGCGGCGACCTTGGTACAAATCCTCTTTGATCTGCGCCAGCCACTTTTCGGCATTCTTGACCGTCCAGTCCTTGCCGGGCGGCTGTGAGATGTTGACGATGTTCACGTCGCGGAAGATGGCGCGGCCTGCCTCAAGGCTGGCGGCCTGATCCTGAATCGACTGGCGCTCGAATCGAACGATGGGGGGGCGTGCTTCATGAATGCCGATCATTTTTGCTTGCTCCTGTAAAGGGATTGGGGTCTTTGTTGGCGACTCTGTTGGGAGCGGCCAAAAAAAACCCCGCCGAAGCGGGGAACAGTCCTACAGGCAGGATGTTTAGAGGGTGCGGCCAACCTTCGGCCAGTTGATGAAGGCGGCAGCCATGGTGGCACTGCCCGCAGCGGCGTCCAGCACGATGCCGTCGATGACTTCCGCGCCTGCGGTGGCGTCGTCGTCAAGTTTGCCAGCGGTGGCGGTGGTGTTGAGGATGGTATAAGCGCCCGCAGCAGCAGCGGTTTGGATGTTGCCCGCGCCGAAGATTTGCAGCCAGCCATAACCGGATGCGGCAATCGCAGCACGCGCAACACCCACCAGCTTGCCCGCGCCCGTACCCGGTG